ATGAAAGATATATAAAGATAAAATCAATACTGAAGAACTACAAGGAAAAGGAAAGACATATTATTAACTATCATGGAATAGTTATAGATGAAAAAGACAGTACTATTTATTGTGATATAACAAGAGACTTTGATATCAAATCGGAAACTGTTATAGAAAATGTGAACAGAATTTTGAAAGAGGAATTTCCGGAGTACAAAATACATGTAAATATAGATACTGAATTTGCCGGTGAATAGAGAATAGTCAGTCAATAAGATGTTTAAACAACAAGTGTATATTAAACTAAATGGGCAGAAATTTTATTCTACAGATTGTATATAATAAAGTACTTGAAATACAAAAAAAGTATATAAAAATTTGCATATATGTAAAAATAGTTATACCTTTGCACCGTCAAACAATAAGAACAAGTAATAACATTAAACACATTAATAGTATGAATGCATTAGAATTAAGAGACCTCAAAGAAGGTAACGTTTATGAAATGATAGATAAAAACAGCAACTACATTACTTATATAAACGTGCTAAATGTAGTAAATGAAGAAGATGTATTTGCCGATTTCGTTTGCGTATCTTATGATATACGAGGCAACATTGGCGCAGCAAAATTTAGCAAAGGGGGGTATTTACCTAACAAGAATTTAAAGTTTAAAAAAACAACCCGCGAAAAGTTTAATACAGTAGTAAGTCAATTAAAAGACAGTTTAACATTCTAAAAAAAACAAAAACAATGGCTACAAAATTACAACAATGGTCTAACAGCCTCAAACGCAAAGCACGCAAAGAACTAACAGATATTTACAACTGCTATGAAACTAAAAAAGTAAAATACGTTAAGAACGTTATTTTCTACCCCAATGGCAGGGCATCAAAAATAGGTTTTGCGCACGATTATTCTTACTGGGCTTGGTAAAACCTCAAAGACCTAAGCAAGTCTTTAAACTGCTTTTAAACTCAATTTAATAACCTTTTAAATCAATATCAAAATGAAAGAATTAAGCAAAGAACAAGCAATGTATTATTTACTAATAATAAACCCTCTTAATGAAATATTAGAGGGGTTAAATCAAAACAAATTTAATGATAATAGTATATCATATTTAAATCAAAAATTAGAAATATACACCAATAACCTTCTAAAGATACTTAATATAAACTTTAGGGTAGGTGAAAAAATTGAAGGCAAAATGAATGACTATAACAAACAACGTTTTATTAAATACTTTTCATTTATCAAAGAACAATTTACTAAATTTATGTAGTAACAAAGCCCTGAGCAAGGCGCAAAAAGGCTCAATATCTTAGTAATAACCTTTTAAATACATAACACTATGACAACCATTAAAACACTATCAGAAATCAACTTTGATATAACTCTAAAAGTAGCCAAAGTAAGAGGCGGTTACGCTATTATCAGCGGCTACAACAAGCTGAGCAAAACCTTCAAAACTGAAGCCCTTGCACAAGCTGAACTTGAAGAAAACCGCTCTCATTATGAATACTGGTCAAAAAGTGCTGGTTCTTCATATGTGAACGCCTATGGTAAAGGGCTTGTTAGAAAAATCTATATTTAACCTTTAAAACCTCAAAAGCAAATGAAAGCACTACACGACACCATAAACGACCGTTATATTATCAGTACCTACTTTGATAAAGCTGAAAAAACATATATCACCAGTGTAACTGACAAACACACATTTGATATTATCAAAGAAAGCAAATCATCTACCTACAACAATGCTAAAACCATACACAAAGCAACCGTATTACACTACACACTAAAAAATAATTAATAACCTTAATACCTATATCAAAATGAAAAATACCGACAAAAAGAACGTTTTTACCCTCGCTTGGCAGTTTGCACGCCAAACAGGGTTATCATTCAGCGAATGCCTCAAAAAAGCGTGGGCAAATATCAAACTCAAAGCCAAAATGAGTAGCCAAATCGTACGCTTTTACTTTCAAAAAGTAGACGGTTCAACTCGTGAAGCGTGGGGTACATTGCGCCCCGATTTGCTACCTCCTACCCAGCATAACCGCAAAAGCAATAATACTGTACAAGTATACTTTGACACCGAATGCCACGAATATCGCTGTTTTAAGAAGTTTAACCTTGTAAGTATCGCATAAAATCACTATATTTGCACCACGCAAAAAAATGTCAAAAAAATGTCAAACTATCAGCATACACCACCCCTGCAAATACCTTATCTTTGCACAAAAGATTTGCAAGGCGGGTAGTATCACAAAAAAGAATAACAACCATTAAAATATCAATCAATATGGCAAAAAAAATACAGTACACCCCCGAAATGAAAAAAGTAATTGACGAGTTAGGGCTTAAAGACGAAAATATAATGTACATTAACATTATTCGTGAACCGCTCGAACGTATCCTAAGTGGTGAAAAAACAGTTGAGTTTAGAGACCTTTCAGACTTTTGGCTCAAAAAAGTTGCCAACTTCAATAGCAAAGGCGAGTATGTAAGCGATAAACCTATCACACACATACTATTTCAAAACGGTATGGACAAACCTCCTCACGCCAAACGAGCCCTTGTTGAAATGAAGTACAACATTGACAAAGAAGAAAAGATTGAGAACCCCGACAGCCCTAAAACTCAATACATACTCAAAGAAGCCGAAAAAGAAGGCTTCGCCCCTGATGATACTTATTTAGCTATCGTACTCGGCAAAGTAGTTTTCAGAGAAAATATATAACTTTTTTCATCTCAATACCATAAGCACTGCAAATCTTCAGCAAGGTTTGTAGTGCTTTTTTATTTAGTAACCCATAAAATAATTATATTATGCCAAGAGGTAACATTGTACAACGAAGCGCCGTTTCAGCAGCTATCAAAGCTGAAAATAAAGCCATTGCTAACCGCCCCGCTAATTGGACGGCAAGAGAAGCGCAGCGAGCCCACAGACGAGGCAACGCCAAAGCATTAGGGCGTGCAGGTCGTTCAAAAGTTTAAATCATTTGCTTATGTACTACGCCCTGCAGTCCATAAAAGAGCTCGCAACACATACTAACGAGGTGATACTATTCCACTCCGCTACAGGTAAAGATAGTATCGCCTTGTTAGATTTGTGTTACCCACACTTTGCACGCATCACCTGCGTATATATGTATATGGTCAAAGACCTTGAGCATATCAATAAATACATTCTATACGCAAAACATAAGTACCCAAACATCACATTCCTGCAAGTACCACATTACGCCCTTTCTCAATATCGCCGTGATGGCGTACTCGGTTGCCGCAAAGACCCCACCCAGCGGGTATATCAGCTTTCCAACATTACCGAAATGGTCAAAAAGAATACAGGCATACAATGGGCAATATTTGGCTTTAAGCAGTCTGATAGCCTCAATCGCCGCCTTATGCTCCGCACCTATCGTGATGAAATGTTTGCCGACAGCACCCACAACCTATACCCACTATCAAAGTACAAGAATGCCGATGTAGAAAAGTATATCAAACTCAAAAAGCTCATACCTCCCATAAAATACGGTGAAGGGCAAAGTCAAGGTACAAGCGTAGGTAATCTACCTTTTCTACTCTACTGCAAACGCTTTCACCCTGCCGACTATCAGAAAGTAATAAAAGAGTTCCCACAAGCCGAACGAATAGTATTTGAATACGAAACTTATAATCTATAAACAATGAAAGTTAAACAAGCACAATCAATCACCATACAAAGAAGCCAAATCAATTTTGCTTCCTACAATCCTCGCCGCTTATCCGATACCGCAAAAAAGAAACTCAAAGCCAATCTTAAACGTATCGGATTAGCAGGAGGAATTGTTTGGAACGAAACCACAGGTAACCTCGTATCAGGGCACCAACGACTTTCTATTATAGACGAAATAGAAAAGTACAATCCTGATACCCACGACAATGACTACCCTATACGTGTGGAAGTCCTACAACTATCAGACAAAGAAGAAAAAGAGCAAAATATATTCTTCAACTCTACCACCGCACAAGGTGAATTTGATAACGACCTATTAGCTGCACTAATCCCCGAAATAGACTATGACCTTGCAGGACTTGATGAAGCAGATATAAACGTACTCATTGCCGATGTACCCGTCTTTGATATAGCCGACTATAACCAAGCTGTAAAAGACGACTTCCGCAACCTCGAGCAAATCACCGATGAAGAACGCCTCGCACGAAAAGAAGCTGTTAAGCAGGCTAAACAAGCAACCAAAGACAGCCTAAGTGAAGAAGTAACAGGAGACCCATACATCACCCTTTCATTCTATGACTATGAAAGTAAACTCTATTTTATGGAAGTACTCAAAAACAAAATAGAAGAAGCAAAAATAATCTATTCTGTACGCCCTGACGATAAATACATCAAGGGGGAAATCATTCAACAAATCATAGAAAACAGTTAAGAATATAACAATATTAACAATATGAAAAAGAAAGTAGGTAGAAAGCAAGAAATAACCGATGAAATGATAAAAAAAGCACTCATCGAAACATCAGGGCAACCCGTAAAAGCTGCTGAAATGTTAGGAGCTGACTATTCCTACATTTACAGAAGAATACGCCAAAACCCTGAATTGTATGAAATACAAAAAGCCTATCGTTCCCGCACTTTTCAGACTGTTGCCAATATGAGTGTCAATGCACTTATATACGGAGTAATGCAGGAGCCTGAGACAGATGAAGACGGAAACATCATTGACGGCAAATTCAAAAAGGTGAAAGTACCCATGGCTAATAGATTGTCTCTTATTCCTACTATTATGCAGACCTTCAAAACAGACGACGGCATAAAAGAGGAAGTGTCTGTACAAGGCAGCATCGACATTGCCCAATGGCTAAAGAACAATAACAAGAACAATGATTAAGACCCAACCTGTATATGATCCTTTGTACTTGAATAAGGATAAGTTTATCATTATAATCACTGGAGGGCGAGGCTCTGGTAAATCGTACAACGCCTCAACCTTCCTTGAACGATTATCTTTTGAAGCAGGTCATAAAATCCTTTTTAGCCGTTACACCATGGTATCAGCTCATAACTCTATTATTCCTGAGTTTGAAGAAAAGATACAAGCAGAGGGGACACAAGCCTATTTCAGTGTAACGAAAACGGCTATCAAAAACACCTTTTCAGGCTCTGAGATTCTATTCAAAGGGATTAAGACATCATCAGGAAACCAAACCGCTAACCTCAAATCATTACATGGTATTACTACTTTCGTAGGTGATGAGATGGAGGAATGGGTAGACGAGGAATCTTACAAAAAGCTCTTGTACTCTATTCGTCAAAAAGACATGCAATTGAGAGTTATCCTCATTATGAACCCTTCTAATGCTGAGCATTTCATTTATAAGAAGTATATCGAGCAAACACATAAGGTAGTAATGATTGATGGTGTGGAAGTACAAATATCCACTCATCCTGATGTGTTGCATATTCATACTACCTACTTAGATAATATCGAATACCTAAACGATATTTTCTTACAACAAATCAAGCGCCTTAAAGAGGATAGCATCGCACAAGCAACTGATGAGCTCGGCAATTTCTCTCAAGCCTTGTTTAACAAAAGTGAATACGCACAAAAGATTATAGGTCGCTGGGCTGATGTATCCGAAGGGGTAATATTCACCAACTGGGAGACTGGAGAATTTGATACTTCACTGCCTTATGGATACGGACAAGATTACGGCTTTTCTATTGACCCTGATACACTGATCAAAGTAGCTGTGGATAATCGTAGCAAGATTATTTACATTGATGAAAAATACTATAACAACAAGCAATTATCCTCTGATGGGCTTTACCAGCTTAATAGCACTTTGATAGACCACCCTGACGACCTTATTGTAGCTGATAGTGCCGAGCCTCGACTTATTGCAGACCTGAGAGACAAGGGGCTAAATATAGAGCCTTGCGAGAAAGGAGCAGGAAGCGTCTCGGCAGGTATAACCACCATGCTTAATTATAAGTTAGTGGTAACCCCCGAGAGCTTCAACGTGATGAAGGAGCTAAAGAATTACGCTTGGAATGACAAGAAAGCAGGTATTCCCATAGACAATCATAATCACGCTATAGATGCTATCCGTTACATTACAATGAAACTGCTAAGCGGTACCAATAACAACCTATACCAACTCGCCTCAATGATTTAGCAGGTAGCACCTGCATGCAATTATTTTATAATAACTTATACTATGGACAAACAGAGAATGACACAAGAAGAATTCAAACAAGGAGTAACATTAATAGATATTTCTACTTATCAGCGTCAGTATGATGTAAAAAAGCACGAAATACTCATAAATAAGCACCGCTACCCTGACCCTGAAATAATGATACCACTCACTGACGAAGCGGGTAATCCTCTTTTAGATAGTCAGAACAAACCACGATTTGAAAAACGTATTCGTTCCCTTAATCGTGTAGCCCTACCCTACCAAAAGCGTATCGTTAGAATCGCTACTATGTTTCAAACAGCTATCCCTTACAAATATACCGCAGAGGATAGCCCTCTTTTTGCTGCCTTTCAGTCAGTTATAAAGTTAAACAAAATGAGTTTTTCAGACAGCAAAATATGTACAGAGGTAAAGCGTTACACTCAAGTAGCTGAGTTGTGGTATCCAGAAGAGAAGGAAAACGAGCAATACGGTGTACCTTCTAAATTTCTATTGCGACACAAGGTACTATCACCTGAAAAATACAAGCTATATCCACGCTTTGACGATAATAACAACCTTATATCTTTTGCCGTTGAAAGTACCACCAAAGAGGGCAAAATTGTATTCCAAGCCTTTACCGCTGAATTTATATACACTTTCACTACTGAAAACGGGGTAACCACTACCGAAGTAAAACCTAACATCATAGGGAAAATACCCATAGTACTATACCAGCAAGATGAGACTGAATGGAACACCGTACAACACCTCATTGAAATTGCCGAAGAACAGCGAAGCAATTTTTCAGAAAGCAACAAAAAATTCGGAGAACCTATCCTCATGATAGCAGGGCGTGTTGAGGGTAAAACAGCTACCAACAACACTGGCGGTAAAGTATTCGAGGTAAAAGACGGGGGTAATGTCCAATTCGTAGTACCTCCTAATGCTAATGAAAATTTTGACCGTGAAATGAGTATGAATAGGCGTGATATACACGAGTTCACGGATACTCCTGACCTATCCGATGAGTTCTATGCAGGCAAAGGGAATATGCTCTCAGGCGTAGGGCGTAAACTCGCATGGCTACCCGCTCATCTCAAGGTAAAAGATAATGAAGCTATATTTATTCCAGCATTACAAAGGCGTATCAATATCATTTTGGCTTTCCTCTCTAAGATGTATATCCCCTTTGAGAAAGAACTCAAAACCATAGACATCACCCCTATTATCACCCCATTTGATATTGACGATGATACCGAGATGATACGTACCCTTATGGAAGCCAACGGAGGAAAACCTTTATTATCACAACGAGAAGCTATGCAACGCTTTGGTATTACAGACCCTGAAGCCCAATTAAAGCAAATCAAAGACGAGGAAAATAGCAACCTCAATGAAGCAAGTATCTAATGAATTACGATAACGAACATAGAAAGCACCTACTCGCTTACCTACAACAGATAGAACGCTTATTCTATCAGTGGGTAGGTTTTTCTGTGTCATTGGCACTTAAAACTGACTTCAAAGAGTTTGTTACAAAATCTTTATTTGCCTTTGCCGCTACCAAAAAAGGAAAAGCCTTTGATAAGGAGTTAGAAAAATTCAGCAACCAATTAGACCAAATCATAAAGCAAGGTATCACCAAAGAATGGGCATTTGCCAACCTAAAGCAGGATAAGCTACTAAGAGAAGGACTAACCAAGTATCAGAACTTAGAAGCCCTTGAGACCTTTAAGAAACGTAAGATTAAAGATTTCACGGTCTCCAATCGTGTATGGGACATCGCTAAAAAAGCACAAACAGAATTAGAACTCGCCTTATCTGTTTCCTTGGAGGAAGGCAAAAGCGCGGTACAATTAAGTCGTGAGGTACGCAACCTATTGAACAACCCTACTGCATTATTTCGCAGGGTAAGGGACAAATACGGCAACCTTGTACTAAGCAAAAACGCCCAAAACTATCACCCTGGGCAAGGAGTTTATAGAAGTGCCTACAAAAACGCTTTGCGCCTTGCCAGCAATGAAATCAATGTAGCCTATAAGTCCGCTGATTGGTTGCGCATACAGCAAAACCCTGATGTAGTAGGTTTTGAAGTACGCCTATCCCCACAGCACAAAGTATATGATGTATGTGATGAACTCAAAGGTAAATATCCTAAATCCTTTCACTTTCACGGCTGGCATGTAGGCTGTAAGTGTCATATTATTACTATTCTTAAGACTGATGAAGAACTTATAAAGGAGTTAAAAGCTGATGAAACTTTGCCCCCTGAAAGTTCCTCTAATTATGTAGATGATGTGCCAAGCAACTATAAACAATGGGTAACAGATAACAAAGATAGGTTCAAGAACTGGAAAACAAAGCCATATTTTATTGAGGCTAACAGAAATGATAAGGATATATTACAGAAGTTATTAGAAGTATCAAAGCCTTTCCAAAAAAATACTTATGTAGTCTTTGAACCTTTTTCACCTATGATTGTTGAGCATTTAAAGAGGGTAGGTAGCAATGCTAAAAAGCAAGCCCTTTTACAGGAAATCATAGACGACAACAGAGCAAAACTCATCTTTCAACACGAAACAAACGGTGCAAAAACAGTACTTTTTGACCTACATAAGGGTAAAGGAGAAAGTCTAAATAACACCTTAGCAATGGCAAAAGCACTTAACGAGAAAGGAAAATCTGTAGCTCTATTACCTGAATATGAAAATATAAGTAGCGCCGATGCTATCGTTCATTTCAAAAACAAATTAGTAATTGCTGATTTTAAACATAGTACTACTAAAAAGATAGGAACCCTAAAAGCAGATATTGAAAAAGGATTTTTACAATCTGATAATGTCGTATTACAATTAGAAAATGGAAATACAGATTTGTTTGTGCAGTCTATTGAAGAATTAAAAAGAAAAGGAAAAGGACTCGGTAATATGATACTGATGAACAAACACAATGATATATTAGAAATATCTGAAAAAGAATTTAAATTAGGTAAATACAGAAAGTTAGTAAAAGGCTTCTTCTAAATAAAAAACTACCTTGAATATTGTGAGTTCAAGGTAGTTAGTGAGCTTCGGGATATAACCGCAATTACACTCTGGCGGGCGTTGCCCATAAATAATGTTTTTAAAGGTGAAAACTCGGCTTAACATCTATCTCTTGCGTATAGCTTTGCATTCCCGTTCTCTGGCGGGCGTTGCCCAAAACTTTACCCCCATTATTTCACCGCAAATATACAACAATATTTTTAAATATCAACAAAAATATGAAAATTAACACTATTGACATACAAGCTACCTACCATACCTACCTTTTAGATGGAAACTACAAGGATTTACTTTGCTTTCCTCCTCTCAAAAAACTAAATAGTAATGACTGGGCAGAGTATTACGGCAAAGAATACGACACTGACGATCCACAATTAGACACATTCTCTTTTTCATTGTCTTTTATCTCCAAAAGCAACCAATACGATGCCTTTATATCCTTTCTATCCGCTCAAACCTATAACGATTTTCTTTTTGAGGAGCTGGGTAAGTCTTTCCGATTACGATTCGTTGGGGTGAGAAAAGCTAAAAAAGAAGAAGGCTATATCACCTATGAGGCTACTTTTGCTAATGATAATCCATTGCAGGGTTACACCTATATAGCCCCTAATGACACTTTACCTCCTTCAGGTTTTACGATTGACAACATAGACCTATCCAAGTATGGTATTTATCTATTAGAAGAGAATGAAAGCAACCTACTAAAGAGCTACGAGGTAAAAGAGCACCTAACTACTACAAGCAATACCATTATGGGGGTACAATATGCTGAATATCCTAACGTATTTAAGGAGCGTACTCTTGAGCTTCTCTGCTACATCAAACAGCCTATCAATAGCTTTTGGAAATTGTACAAAGCGCTATTATACAACCTCTCTCAACAAGGAGAACGTACCATAAATGCTTTTGGTAGTACCTTTAAGGCTATTTATCAAAAAGCAAGTGTAAAAGAGGTGCTACTTACAAAAGACACTTTGAGGGTAGAATTTATCATTTACTTGGTAGTAGTATAAAAAATATACAAAGAAAATACAAAAAATAAACAAACTCATATAAAGAGTATGTCTTACGCATGGTGTATCTTTGTGCTTGGAATTTAAGCACTAATCGCTAATAACTATGCAACTTCATTTTAATAGCACCTATATAGATGTCCTCCCTACTGATGAGAGCTACCGATACCGCTCCATTATGGGAGAACACACCCTTACCTTATATTTTGCATTACCTTCTTATACAGATATACCTACTGGGGCATGGTGTGAATTTGCTAATGAGAGGTACACACTCAATCAGCCCGCTAAAATCGTAAAACATAACACACGACACTTTGAATATACCCTTACCATGGATAGTGAGGGGGTAAATCTCAAGAATTACAAGTTTCGTAATCCAAACGATAAGACCCTTAAATTTCCTTTTACAGCTTCCCCTCGTTATCATATTCAGATATTAGTAGATTGTCTTAATATGATAGATAGTGGATGGCAAGTAGGTAATTGTATAGAAGCCTCTGAGAAACTCGTATCTTACAACCATAACAACTGCCTCGAAGCATTGGAAATGATAGCCAAGGCTTTTGAGACAGAATACGAGATTATAGGTAAAACTATTCATTTGCATAAGGTAGAGTATTTCAAGGACAATCCACTACCCCTCCAATATGGCAAAGGCAAAGGCTTTAAAACGGGTGTAAGTCGTACCACAGAACAAAGTCGTATCACTCGCCTCTATGTACAAGGAGGCGACCGTAATATTGACCGCTCTAAGTATGGTAACAAAGAATTATTACTCCCTAAATCACAAGAGTACATATATGAGGGGGTAACATTCCTTTCAGATGACAAAGGGCTATCAATAGCTATCAAGAATGCGCAAAATAACGGATTTATCAATGAGCAAAGCCTTGATTTGTCTCATATATATCCTAAGCGTAAAGGTACAATTACAGAAGTCTTTGAAGTGGATCACGACAAACACTTCTATGATTTTACCGATACCTCCATACCTCAAGCCCTTGATTTCAATGCAATGCAAATCAAAGGCGAAAAGATGCTTATCTACTTTGAAAGCGGTATGCTCTCAGGTAGAGAATTTGAGGTACAGAAATACGACCACAATCAAAAAAGGTTTCAACTCGTACCCAAAGAGGAAGATGGCGTAACAATGCCTAATGACATATTCAAACCTGCCATAGGTGATGAATATTCCGTCTATAATATGCAAATGCCTAATGCTTATATTTGCGATGATAACACCAAAACGGGTGCCAGCTGGGAGATGATGAAGGAAGCGTGCAAATACTTGTATGAAAATAGAACTGATATGTTCACTTTCACTGGTGATTTAGACGGAATATGGGCAAAAAAGAACTGGGTAAATGTAGGAGGGCGTCTAAAAATGGGGGCTTATATCAATTTTTCAGATACCGAGTTCCAACGTATCCCCGTGGCTATTCGTATTGTAGGGCTTAAAGAGTATGTAAATAACCCCTATAGCCCGCAAATAGAACTATCCAATAAGGTACAAGGGCATTCTTTTGTTTCTGAAATGCGCAAACTCCAAAACCAAGAAATATATTTTGGAGAACTCAATAAGCGCACACAATCACTAACCAAAAGAAGCTGGCGTGATGCTCAAGAAACTATCAAACAAATAGAAGCAGCCTTTCCTGAATATACCAAGAGTATTGTTCCTGCTACTGTACAAACCATGATGGCTCTCATAGGTAACAAATCTACTCAATTTGATTTTGTAGTCTCAAAAACAAACCCAGTAAAAACCCCTCACACACTCTATTTCGACAAGAATACCAAGCAAATCAATGCAGGTAGTGGATGGCTCAAACATTTCACACTTGGTACTACTGATATAAATCCTAATCGTGATGCTAACAGCTATAAGTATTGGAATATTCCTGCTTTCGTATCAGGTAGATTGGACGATAAGGCTAAAACCTATTATCTCTATATAAAAGCCTCCAAAACCGCTGAAACGGGTGAGTTTATCCTATCCGAAAACAAAATAGATATAGAGCAAGAAGCAGGTTTTTATCATTTCCTATACGCCACCGTTAATTCAGAATATGAAGGTGAGAGAGGTATTGCAAAACTCAATGGATTTACTGAAATCACAGGTGGACAAATCAAAACCGATAAGATAACATCAGGAAACGGACAGCAGTATATACACCTCTTTGATGATCATATAGAAATCAAAGCCAATCTTAAAATAACAGACGGCAACAAAACTGAGATAAAACAACTTGTAAGCCCTGATTTGCTTTCATTGGAAAATAGACTCAAACAATATTCTAATGAAAACAATGCAAAAGGAGAGATATACCTAAGAGGTACAGGATTAAACAGACACGCTGCACCTATTATTCAGATTAATGGGCAAAATATAGTTCCTGACAATTATAGGGGACTATATCTCGCTGTTATTCGACGTTCTGACTTACAAATAATATTCAAACAAAATTATGATACTTTTGACACATCTATTATTGCAAGAAAAGAACTAACTGATAAACTAAATGGTCTTAATAGTGATGTGTTAGTAGTTTTGGTTTCAAGAGATTCAGCATTCCAAAATAGCACTATTGCAGGAACTGATGAATTGAAAAACGCTCTCATTCGTTGTGGTGCTAATGATGATAATTCAAAATTTGTATCAAGAATGCCATATGCCTTCTTAGGTATTCCAAATATTGGTAAAGGTAACGGTATAGAAGTTTATACATCTATTGAACAAAATGCTCCCTATGCTGAGATTGCCACTAAAATTATCAATGGCACACCACAAGGAATGAATAGTGTTTTTAATGGTATGTTGCAAACCGCTAAAACCGCTACAGAAGCATATGCACGAGCTCAAGCAGAACTCACCAAAGCACAAGCTATTGCCAATGCCGACGGCAAAATAACATCGGCAGAACAACGACAAATACAACAACTCCAATTGAAACTCCAAGAGGCTAAAACCTTTGCCGAACAAAAGGTAAACGAGTTAAATATTGGGGGACGTAACCTTGTATTAAATTCAAAGAACAAACGGACTATGAATGGTTATACAGGTACTTTCTATTTACTTTCAGAGCCAGTAAAAGTCAATGAACAATATATCTTATCTTGCATTACAGAAAGAAATGGTTTTACTGTAGTATATTTTTCTAACGAATATGGAGGAGAAAGACAATACATAAGTAGTGAAGTAACTGGATTGATTAATGGTAAGAGCAGTATATTAACAACACCTAACAGAGCGTGGAAGGGTATAACAATCTTTCACGAGGTTAATGGTGTTATTCCTCCTCCAATATCATCTATTGAACTGCTAAAACTTGAAAAAGGCAATAAAGCCACTGACTGGTCACCAGCTCCTGAAGATGTATGGGATACCATGGTAGATTTAGGTATCATTGATAAAAATGCAGCGGCTATCAATGAAGCGGAAAAAGCCAATATAAAGTATATCAATGGTATATTTAGCAAGGGCGCTGACTATACTAACGGAACAGAAACAATAAAAAACACCATCACTACTGGAGCTTTAACTGTTGGAAACACATTAGGGGGGAATGCTGGTATCAATGGAGCGGGACTTGACAGAAAATCTATTCGTTTCTTTGCTGGCAAGCCATATTCTCAAAAAGAACAAGCTCCTTTTAGGGTAGATGACAACGGCGAACTATGGGCTACCAATGCCCATATATCAGGACAAGTTAATGCTACAAGCGGACAAATTGGGCAATTTTATATTAATACTGAAGAAAATGAAAAGAGAGGAAGGATATATGCGGGTAGCGCTGACACTTCGGAAATAGAAATAGGAAATAGGGGCATTATAGTAGATAGTAGATCTTCTTTTGATGGTCTTTTTGCTTCATTTGGGGACTTTAATGCTGCGGTTGGTGTTAATACCTATATTGCACAAAAGATTGAATACACAGGACGTTCTTATAATCGAATAGGTTCTTACATTAAGATAAGACCTAATCATATATCCTCCGATAATGCTTTAGCTCAACTCATAGATGGGAATATATTAAGTATTGGTAAGAGAGCTATTTATGATGATGGATATATAGGAGTAGCTGATTTAAACACTATCGTTGATAATATAAAATATACTCATACGTTTATATTTACAGGAGTAACTACTGATTTTAGAACTGTATATCTTCCTAATGCACAACAAATAAATCAAATAGTTGGGGTAAACAATGCATCCTTTGAACTTGTTATTGTAATGTCTATTCATGTGGAAGGAAGGAGCGTCAGAATACAAGGTGTTAATGGAGGAGCTTTGTTAGATAACAATGGAAATTGGCATGCAGGTAATAACTTTGGATATATGGATATGGGTAAAGGAGATATATTAAAATTGCGCTACTATAATAGTCATTATTATATGACAGGACATAGAAATTAACAACTCAAAACTTTAAAAATAATGCAAATCATTCAGAAAACAACGCGTATCACCGCACAAGAAGAAGTACAGAACGCTATTGTGATGTACTCCTACGAATTTGAGAAAGACCAAAATCCACAAGCAGTAGCTTTTTCTGTACAGAAAAGTACAGAAGGACAAGTAGGATATTCCTATTTGCAAGGAACAGTAACCAAGCATGATTTCAATATGCAAAACAACAATTTCCAACCATCGGATATTGACTTGATAAAGCATATTCACACCACTTGCTCGGCTCTAATCAAAGGAGAAAGTACTGAAAAACCAAAATCCAATGATACGAAAAAATAGATTTCTCGTGCCAAAAGGGTATAGGGCAATTACCCTATATCCTTTCATCTTCGTTCGCAACGATACCGATAAGTTAGACAAAGAGCTTATAAATCACGAACGTATCCACTTGCGACAGCAAAAGGAGTTACTGGTACATGGTGGTTTTGGGGACAATGATTAAATAATTAATTCTAAATCTATGAATAAACTTTTACAATGGTTTTTAAAAGCTAAAATGAAGGTGGCTATATGGGCTACTCCTATAGTACTACTTTTTTACTTTGATGATAAGATACACATCAGAGATAGGGTATATTACTTCTTCATTGCCTTTTTTAAAAGCATTCCTTTGTTGATGCTGTACTCGTATTTCACAGTTTGGAAAGAGAAAAACGAATTATTCTTTGTGGGAATTAGCTTTATTCTCTTTCTCAATATGGTAGTTGGGGCAACATACCACGCAAAAGCAGGCTCTTTTGATATAAAGCAGTTTCTTTATGGAAATATCTCTGTTATGTTAGTGATTTCTGTAGTGTATATATCTTTATCAGTACTAAGTATCCCGTTGAACGAGAGCGAAATGGGTAAGATGTTTCAGAGTATATTGCAATTTATGACACTTATGTACCCAGTTAGTAAGATAGTCAAGAATGTATTTGTACTCACTGGGGGTAAGTATCCCCCACAATTTATTATGAAAGCTCTCTATAACTATGAACGAGAGGGTAAATTAAAAGATTTCTTTGATGAAATCAACGGAACAAAAACAAACGAACCTAAAACAGAAGACCATGAACCAAACACAGATTAACTTTATCAAAACCTACAAGCCATACGCATTGGAAACAGAGCGCAAAACGGGGATTTCTCATCTCTTTATCCTTGCTCAGGCAGGTTTAGAGAGTGGTTGGGGTAAGAGCGTGCCAGGGAATATGTTTTTCGGAGTAAAAGCTATTAAAAACACTCCCAAGGAGAAAAAACAACTCCTAAGAACTACAGAGGTACTCACCACTCCCAACGAAAAGAGTAAATTCCCTGAAGTGATTAGTATCACCAAGCGTACAGATGGCAAATACTTGTATATCGTACGAGATTGGTTTATGAAATACGATACCCCTGAGGAGTGTTTCACTGACCACGCTAATTTCTTTTTCAGGAATAAACGATACGCCAAGGCATTGGAGGTCAAAGCAGACCCTTACAAGTTTGCTGAGGAAGTATCAAAGGCAGGCTATGCCACTGCTCCGAACTATGCAGAGAACCTAAAAGAACTCATTAAAGAAATTGAAAAAGTAAAATAAATCATTATGACAGAAGTAAAAGAACTAAAAAAAGAGTATGAAAATCTACTCGTTAAAGTAGAACAATTGCCACGAACAAGAGAACTATCCCTTGTTATTACGAAATTGGAAGAGGGTCTTATGTGGCTTGAAAAATCAATCAAAAAAAGTCAAAGCAATGTATGAGAAAGAAATTGTACTTACTATTAGCTCTTATGGTGCTTTTCGGTTGCGGGAGCAAGAAATCAAACCGAACCGAGCTGAAAGAAGAGCGGCGGAGCGAAAGAAAGGAAAACAAAGACAGCTCTACACACGTAGAAAAGTCCCAAAAGGTCGCTACTTTTGACCTTCAGCAATCCCAATCCTATGAAATCACCCTTGAGAGTGATAAGGACAGCGTAGGTAACGCTAAGGAAGTAGTGTATTATCGTATCAGGGACGGCGACAAGGAGACTATAAGAGTACGAAACGGAAAGGTTACTCTTAAAACGATAGATAACCTTTCTAAGAGCTTGCAACAAGCTGATACTACTCTTTATATAGATAATAAGATAAGCCAAAAATCCGAGACACAAAGCCAATATACACAAGCCACTAAGCAAGTGCAGAAAGAAGTTAGAACAATTCCCTTTGCCCTTATTATTGGCGCTTTGCTGATAGGAGCGATTGCCTTTCTTTTGTGGAGATTGAAGCTGTTTCGGTAAATAATTAAGCCCTCGTAGTGAGGGCTTTTTTATTGCATGGCATTTTTATCCCTAAACAAACAGAAAAACAAAAAAAATACAAAAAAAGAACAAATTATATACAAACTCATATACATCTTATTCTCAAGCCCTTGCGTACCTTTGCGGTAAAACAAATATTGTACATCTTATGGAAAAAATCCTACAAGCTCTCAAAACCAAGTATGC